GCTGGCATGGGGGCCAAGCCCACACCAAATTCTGCTATTGCCCCTGGGATGGCTAATCCATTCAAGGCCGGTAGTATTAACATAACGAGACAAATGCACTTAAAAGCAGAGGAGCCTGAACTTGCAGCTGTGCTGGAAAGGGAAGCTTCTTTGTAGCCCCGGTGGGGCTTGTCTCACCAAGTCCGTGGCTTGGACCCCGCACACACCTTTAACGTTGGTTTTCTAAGATGGCCGCACCATTTCAGAATTATTCCGGCGGTGTCCTTCTCGCGGACATCGTAAAGAGGAATAATCTCAGCACCTATGTGTCTGAGGCAGTAAAAGAGCGCAGCTTGTTTCTCAAGTCTGGCGCTGTTGTTCGTAATCCATTGTTGGATGCCCGCGAAGGCGGCACCCGCATCCAAGTCCCTGAGTTCAATCCAGTATCTCCAACTGAGGAGATCATGGACGGTACAGCTACGTGGGGCACAAGCACCGCTGGCTACCTGACTCCACAGAAGATCGGCACCGGAACCCAGATTGCTTCCATCTGCCATCGCGGTTTCGCGTATGCAGTGGATGACGTTGCAATGTTGGCAGCGGGCGAAGACCCAATGCTTCACATCCGCAACCAGCTTGCCGATGCAATCAACAAACTGAACAGCGCACGCCTGTTCTCCCAGCTTGCTGGTTTGTTTGGTACTGCATTGTCTGCCCATTCTTTGGACAAGGCAATTGCTGCAACCTCAGGACAAGGCGAAGCCAACTTCCTGACCGCAGCCACATTGGCTGAGGGCCGCGCTGCTCTTGGCGAGCGTGGCGATGAGTTGGACACCTTGATTGTCCACCCATCCGTTGGTTTCTACCTGTATCAGGTTGGCCTTCTTACCTTCAGCACCTCTGCACTGGCCGCTTCTGGCGCAGTGACTTGGGGCGGTGGCGGCGTAGGCGTCGGTGCTCGTAGCATCGGCGAATTTGCTGGCTGCAACGTGGTCATGGACCCACAGGTCAACACTGTGATCCCTGGCACGGCAACCCACGTCAAGGAGTTCCGCTGCTACCTGATGAAGGGTGGTTCAGTTCTTGAAGGCGTCCAACAGGATCTGCGCATTGAAGCAGACCGCAACGTGCTCTCGAAGCAAGACGTCCTTTCTGTGGACTACCACACCGCCTATCACGTGATGGGCACCAAGTGGACGAGTGCTGGTGACAACCCCACCAATGGCACTCTGGCCACTGCTGGCAACTGGTCAGCCACTTACGACACCGACCTAATCCCTATGGTCGAGTTGATCGTCAACAGCCCACTGGACACCAGTGCAATCGCCTGATAAGTCCAGCACAAGCTAATACTGCCCCGCTTCGGCGGGGTTTTTATTGGGCTAAAATCAGGGAAAGTATCCCTGCAGTCTTGTGGCCGCAACCATCGATGCCACATTGAAGGGCGAAAATTCCAACAGCTTTGTAACGCTGGCGGAAGCAAACGCCTATTTCGAGACCGTTCCAAGTTCTTCAACCTGGGACGACAAAACTGACGACCAAAAAAACCGCGCCATTATCAGCGCAACCCGCTGGATCGACGTACTTAATTTTTATGGCGACCGTTGTAGTAGCGGCCAAGCCCTGAGTTGGCCCCGCAACAACTACCACGTTGACCGGGTGGAACTAACTTGTTCCGTGATTCCAGCCGACATCAAATACGCCACCTATGAGCTGGCACGTGCTTTAGCAAACGACACCGATGCCGTAACTGGCAACACCGGAACTGAAGGTTTGTATGAAGAAGTCGAGCTAGGCGACCTGAAAGTGAAATACAACACAGAGAGCCAGGCGATTGGGTCTGTGAACAACATTTTTGATGTCTACCCCTGGTTACAGTCTTACCTTGGAGCGTTCACCTTAGGCGGTTCTGGGGGTTATCAAGTTCGTGTGGTAAGAGGTTAAAATGGCACTTATTGACAATGTTTTTTCTAAAATACCAGCAACACTGTTAAACCAGTGGGGCTTAGACATGACGTATGTAAAAGCAGCAACTTCTGAAGTTTACGACCCAGCCACCGGAACAATTAGCGGTACAGAAACCAGTGTTTCACTAAAGGGTGTGATTTTAAGGCTGAATCCAAAAGAGCTTAACGGCGATTATCAAACGAATGATATTAAGGTAATTATCGGCAACGAAGAGCTTGGCGATTATTATCCAAACGTCCGTGACCGACTGCAATACACGGAGTCTGGATCAACACGCGAGGGCCGAATTGTCGATGTAGAGTCCTATCGTGGTGATAACGCAATCATGCACAACATAATTCTGAGGCCGCAGTAATGGCTAAAAGTCAGCTTAACGATCTACTCCAAGACCTTGACAGGCTAGCGGTCAGCCTAGCTTTTACCGGTCGGGCAAGAGCTGCAGAAGAAATCGTCAAAGATTTGCAGGAATTAAGCCCTGCCTGGACCGGTAAGTTTAGAAATTCTTGGTACATCGAGACACCAGACGGCACAAAAACAGGTGGCCAAGGGCAACATGGACAGGCGATGCCTGTGCTTGCGCCAAAAGTCAGTGGCCTTGAATCAGCAACAGCACTGTTTAACAAAGTTTTCGGGGGCTCTGGAGCGAAAAGGTTATTTACGATAGGAAATTCTGCAGGTTACGCAGACCAAGCAACCGATTTAGCGCCGTACATTCCAGGAAAGCTCCCCAAGAAAAAAGCTAGTACTAAATTTGGCCGAAAGTTTGGTATTAGACCTCTAGGTGCAGTGAGAGGGGATGTTTCCGGGTCAGGAGGCAATTCCAGCAGCGCACCACTTGACTGGTTTTCCAATTATCAAGGTAGCGGTAGGGCAGACAAGGCAGTAGAACGCGCTTACAACAAAGGATTTAAGGGGTTTAGGCGATGAACTATCAAAGTATCCGAGCTGAGTTTGAAGCAGACCTTTATACGGCGTATAACGCTTTAAGTCCTGCCGTTCCAGTTTATTTTGACAACACGTTTAATACAGTTTCTGACGTTGACACTGAGTTCATCCACGTCAACCTGCAGTTTGGCCTTACGACCGAAACGACATTAACTACGCAAAGTGACTACATCAGGGGCACTATTGTTGTCCGTGCTTACACCGAAAAAGGCAAAGGCCCCGCACGTAACCAGACCTTGATCAGTACAGCTGTCACCACTTTGCAGGCTTTAAGCGACCAAGCCAAAGCCAGCACAGGGGTTTACGTACGCATTGGAGCGTTAAACGGCCCAAGCTTTGGAACGACTACTGGAGCGACCGAATCTCGTTTAGCACTTACTCCCTTTTTTGTTTCTAGAGTTGACACAAGTTTTACGGCCCAAGTTCTTTCTTAACTAAAGGCTTAAGCTAAACTGTAAGTAGCCGGGCTGTGCCCGCGTACATCCCCCAAAAAAGGTTATTCCCATGGCCACCGTCCTTTCGGGCACTTCCGGCGCCCTGTATTACAAACCAGCCGGTACATCAGTCACCACGTTGGCAGTTGGTGCTTTTCCTGCCAGTGGCAGTGACATCACTGTTGGAACTTTTCTAGGCTTCAAGGTCAACGATCCAGTAACTCTTGCATATCCATCTGGTGCGAGCGTTACCGGAGCAATTGCTGCAGGCGATTACTTTGTCCTGACCTATGTGGAAGCGACAGGCGTCATGACTGTCAGCTCCACTGTGGGTGGTTCTGCTGAATCAGCGACTGCCGCACCAACAGCGTTTGGCACTGGAACAGCAAGCATCACCTACACGGCTGCAGAGTCAGTGGGTCAGGTTCGAGAGTGGAGCTTTGAAATTACTCGCTCTGAGATCGATGTAACGACCATTGGCCAAACTGTTTCTGGTACAGCACCTTTCCGGGCTTATATCCCTGGATTTGCTGATGGATCGGGTTCTGCCACGGTTTACACGACCGATGATGACACTACGTTGTCCAGTCGTCTGATTGAAGATGTGATCAAGCGTGAGCAAAATGGTGCAACCATGAAGCTCTACATTGACCGCATTTTGTCTTCTGGAACGCCAGACGACACTACCAGCCGTTCAATTGAAGTTCCAGTCATCTTGACTTCAGCCAGCTTGAACGTGAACCCAGATGATGGACAAAGCGTGGAAATCGCTTTCCGTCCTAGTGCCGCTCCTACATTCGACCTCAGCAAATCCTGATAGTCAATTGTTTGAACGAAATAAGGCCCCGGTTCGCCGGGGTTTTTTATTTGCTCCTTTAAGCTGCTATACTAAAGCCATAAAGAAGTATTCAAATGGCTGCAGCACTTCGCGCAATTGATCGTTTACGCAAAGCTGCCAATCTAGAACCTATCAAGAAAGATGTAGAACTTTCTGATGGTTCAGTATTTGAGATGTGGGTTGCGCCACTGACGATGGCGGAACGTGAGCGGGCTCAAAAGCAAGCAAAGTCTGATGATGCAACAGCTTTTGCGCTCCAGCTGCTGATCAATAAGGCCAAAGACGAAACTGGGCAATCTTTATTCAAGTTTGGCGAGATCGATGTCTTGAAGAACGAAGTCAAGGACAAAGATTTGCAGGCTTTAATGCTTGCTGTTCTTTCGGACGGCAACGAGGATACCGAAAGCGACATGAAAAGCACTCCAGAGTGAGATCAAGGAAGATCCGTCTTTGCAATTTCAGTTCTTCCTAGCGGCAGAGCTGAAGATGACGCTTGGTGAGCTTCGCGCTCGAATGGGTCAGGAAGAGATGTTTGGCTGGCACGCATACTTTACTTATCGAGCGGAACAAGAGGAAAAAGCGTACCAGGACGCGAAGCGCAGAGCCCGTTAATATAGAGGTACTGCTGCAGTGACCCCTGGTGGCTTATAAGACCGAAATACAAATAGGCGTAAAAGGTGTAGAAGCACTTACTAAGCTTCAGAAGAGTCTTGAAGGAACTAATTTTAAAATAAATGAAATTAACAAAAAACAATCGACCGCTTTCGGTGGTTTAGCCCAAAGTATACAAAACTACTCACAGCAGTTACAGTTAGCTGAAAAAGCCTTAAATAAAGTAGCGGCAGCCACCCCACAGGAAACTAAGGCAGTAAACAATTACGTTACTGCCCTAGGTAATGCCAACGCAGCTATAGCAAGACAGAACAGCCTTATACAGCAAGAAATTACAAATCGTACAGGAGCCACAGCAGCCCTTAAAGCTTATAACGCTGCTGCGGCTGCGCCACGAACTCCTGGTGGGAGTATGGCTGGTCGTTACATGCGTCCAGGTTCTGCGGTCTCTACTACTCAATCCTCGCAACCGATAGGCCCGGATCCCAATGCAGCAGCGGATTTCTTAAAACGAACAGAAGCTGCTGCACAAGC